TAACCTCTGTGCTAAATCATTCTAATAACTTTGCCCATCTTAGACTTTTCTTTCTCGCAAAGGAAAACTAACCTATGGGTTTCTTTACTACCAATAATTTTATTTTCAAGTAATTTCGCACCAGTGATGTCATAAAATTCTCCGTTGGGTAATAACACCTGACACCTTGAATCTTGTACTACAGGAGATTTAAAAAACTTCTCTAATGCTTTCTGTAACGTTCTACCTAATACCATAAGTGGGTTGATATATATCCCATATACCTATATATTGCAAGTATGAGTCAGGAAATTGTCCAAAAGAAGGCACAGCCACCGATAGAATTAACTGAGATGCAGAAGAGATTCTGTGAGTATCTTATCTTTAATGAGGGTAGAACCACTCACCAGGACGCTGCATTGCACGCTGGGTACAGCCCACAAAGAGCTAGAATCGAGGCATCAGAATTGTTAAAGAATCCTAAGATTCAAAACTATATAGCTAGGAGATCTGCTGAGGTTAATAGATCATTTGCTGTAACCAAACACAACTATGTTAGAAGACAGCAAGTGCTATCACAAAAGCTAGTAGATGATGGCAAGATAGATAAGGCATTGGGATTTGAAACTCTCATAGGTAAGGCTACAGGACAATTCAGTGAGACTAACTACAATGTAAATATTAGTGCAACTGATTTGAAAGAACGTGAGGCAGAAATAAAAAGACTCAAAGAACTTAACGAAAAAAGAATCACAGATACTAAACTGATTAAAGAGTAACCTTCTCCATCTTTAATACACATCCTCTTGGAAATACATTACGATCTGAGAATAACTCATCACCCTTTTCATAAGATGCAAATGTCCAAATATATTTTTTATTTTTATCAAATAGGTATGCGTGTGTTATCATTGTAGATGGTGTTAAACTATATGAATCAAAGTGTGTAGCATGACCTGAATCACCCGTCGGATCAATCCAGGTTATCTCGTAAAAGTAATATCTTTTCTTCTTGATTACAACAGATTTATATTTAGATTTCTTTGGACGTCTCATGGATTTCTGTATACCCCTTTTTGTATAAGTAATAAATAAATATAAAAAATCATGCGCGCGACCCCTTATTTCGTTGGTATTACTAGCTTTTTTAACAATTGTACCAA